GGGTCTCTCCGTCCGCATACCCGAGCCGTTGCAGATTGGCTAGGAACGGGACTTCGACTGTTTGCAGAACCGCCAACTTCTCGCGCAGAAGAGTCACTTGATCCTGCGCCTTCTTGTATTCGCGGTACTGTTTCCATCCCTCCTCCCACTTGGGACCCATGTGCTTGTTCTTCCAGCTGTCCAGACCCTGCTGCGCCTTCTTGCGCTCGGCATTCTGCGTGATCTTGATCGTGGTCTCAAATGCGTCCCGCTTCTCAAACTCGGCGAGATCTAGACCTTCATACCGTGTCTTGATCTGCTCCAGTTCAGCCGTCTTCGACTCAATGTCCATCTGGCGCTGGACGTACCAGTATGACTGCTTGACTAGTCCCAGCCAGCCCACCTTGCCTTGCTGGAGACACTTCAAGAGAAAGTCGTAGTGGAAATCCATCCGCGATTCCAGGGACTGCTGCTGCCCCTTCATCATCGCCTGCACATCCTCTAGCGTCTCGGGCTTGCGGTCAGGGAGGTAATACACAAAGCCCCGCGTATCCTTGCCGCGCCGACCCGCACGACCTGCCATCTGGATATACTCATCCGTCCGCAGCATGCGCAGCCCGTCGGCGGCATCGTCATACTTGCGATAACTGGTGAAGACCACCGTCTTGGTCGGCATATTGATACCGACGGCAAACGTCTCCGTCGCAAACAGCAGCTTCAGAAGACCGCGAGAGAAGAGGACTTCGACGATCTCCTTGAGAATCGGCAGAAGACCGCTGTGATGGAACGCCACGCCCTTCACCAAGAGGGACATCAGGGCGTTGTACTGTGGAAGCGTCTCGAGTCCAGGGTATCGATGGAGGTGGAAGCGGACAATGTTCTGGATCGCTGCACCCTCCGATGAATCAATCAGCGTATCGCTGACCTTGGCGGCGTACTGCTCACACAACTTGCGCGAGAACACGAAGAACATGGCGGGAAGCTTCTCCTCTACCCGGAGCATTTCCACCATATTGTTCATCTGGTGCAGGAAGCTGTCCGACCGGAGTTCGCGCACCACCGACGGATCGTCGGCGGCACGAGCCTTGACTGCGTCTGCGTGGCGACGGGTCGCGTCATCTACGCTTTTCAGGTATCGCAGGTAGTTAGAGTAAGCGTCGCGATGGAATACATCCTTTTCATCCATAATAAGATTCTTGAGTACGCGATGCTCAAGCGGAACCACCCGGTACTGCGTGGAAATCAGGTGCATCGGAACCTGTTTCATTTCACCGATCCACTGAGCAAAGACGTCTGGGCTGTCAATCGTAGCCGAGAGCAGCACAAGGCGGATCGACGGTGGCAGGAGGATCAGACACTCCTCCCACACCTTTCCACGCTCTGGGTTGTTGAAGTAGTGAACCTCGTCGAAGACCACAGCATCAACTCCGTCTAGGGACAGTGAAGCGGTAGCCCCTACGCCCTCTGTAGAGGACCCGATCTTGAAGAGCAGGTTGCGCAGGATCTCCGTGGTCATCACCACCACATCGGCCTGGGGCATGAACTTCACATCGCCCGTCATGATACCGACGGTGGCTGACGTAGCCCCCTGGGCGGAGTACATTTGCTTGAGGTCGTGGAACTTCTGATTGGACAACGACTTGATTGGCGTGGTGTAGAACACGCGACCTCCGCGCTTGAGGGAGTACTCAATCTGATACTCGCCCACCAGCGTCTTGCCACTGCCCGTCTTGGCAGTGACCAGGACGTTCTCGCGCGCTTGGATGGCGGCAACTGCATGTTTCTGGAAAGGATCCAGAGGAAACGTATAAGACGTCTCAACCTCGGGAGCCTCGTTAATATCGCAAATCTTTAGCATTGTGTCTCTTGTTCTGTACCTGGTAACAGGCACTCATGGGTCCGTTTTACCTATCCGTGCGTGTATATCCGCCCATCTGCCGTTTCAATCACCACATTGCACCAACGCAGTCCATGCTTGTCCGTGGAATAGACCGCATACCCTTTTTCCTCCAGGACAGCAATGTTCGGGATGTTAGGATAAATATAGTTGATCAACAGAAGTTGCCCAGCAAGGCGTTCGACCCTCTCAATGCTGCATTCTGGGTCCTCCAAGAGCTCCAGTAGCTCTTCCATTAAAATAGAGTGGAGGGCATTTTCTTGCAGTAGGTTCCGCTCGAGAAGTAGTAGATGAAGTAGAAGGGTCCCATCATGATGGAAGCCAGAAGACCAAACAGCTTCTCACCGGTAGAGCCGGAGTATCCAAAGCACACGAGGGACATCACGAATCCAATAATTCCAAACACTGTCCAGAGGAGACCGAACAGCAGGACGGCGACGCCACCTACCGAACCAAAAAGAGTCTTGCCAATCGACATCTTCGTTCCCGTCGGGGGAGGAGTCGCGACAACGGGCGTCTCGGGGGTAGCAGGATTGCCGGCGCCCTTCTCCTTTGCCATCTGGTTGGCGATGGCATTCGACGGCTGAGGAGGGGGGAGATCAGTAGGAGGAGGACCCATCGGACGCTGGCTCATGTCTATATTATACTTTGGAGTCAAAGATTTTCAAGCAGAGCGGAAGACAGTTCGCGCCAGAGAGACAACATCCTCGTCAGTGATATTCGCAATTGTCCGAGCCACATCGCACAGACCATCATGAATATCCATCCAGGCATCGTCGTTCCAGGGTACGCTGGTGGTGCGAGGCGGATTACCAGGAAAGTTCTCCAGGAGCACGCCGTCCTTCTTGCCCTTCATGAACATGTAGCATCGCAGCTGGACGAAATCGTAGGCTGGCGGGATTGTCCAGAACCGCTTGCGATTCTTCGTCTCCACGACCTTGCCATCCTGCAGGCCATCGAGATAGCCGATGAGGCGATACTCGGGGCACTCGAAATCTACAAACGTATTGCGGTCCGTGACCTCCTTGCCCGTCTCAGCGGCATACGTGTTCTCTGCCTTGTCTTCCAGCTTGGTTCCCCGGCGCTTCTGGATTTCGCTCGCCAGAACCTGATGCTCCTGCGTACTCTCCACGTGGGCTACTACTGCAGGAAGAGACGCAGCTGCAGCTATAGTCGTCTCGCCCGATGCGATCTTGCTGACCACGTCCTTGAGGGCTTCGCTGACCGGGCGCTTGCCCTCCAGCGTTTCCTGCACAACCTGCTGGATATGTGTTGCCTTGAAGGTCTGGATCGCACTCTCCATCTCCTTGTCGCTCGTGGATTTGCATGCGGCCTCAACCGAGTTCCACATGGCGCGCATAGTGGCAGGCGATGCCTGATCAACGATCTCGCGGTCGGTGCGAGCTCCCATAGACTCCTTGACTCCCAGGATGAGCGGCTTGAACTTCGGCAGTGTCGATAGGACCTTGAGCAGAACTTCATTCTTGGACTTGTACGGATTACGACCGAGGATACCGGCGACTTCAGAGGCTGAGAAACGGGGCTTCATTTTAAACTACTTAGGATTCTACCCGTAGATGTGTTTAAGCATCCGTTTTCATAAAGAGTATGCTCTGAAATCTATTATGGATGTTCATAACGGAAAGAACGGGTGGTATGCTGAGACATCACACCTTGCGTGTATGACGCCCGCCTCGGCGCCGCCGGCGTCCAGCGGGAACGACCTTGCGTGATGCGGGAACAACTTTGACGCGCGGACGAGGACGAGGAGCAGGAGGGGGAGACGGTTCGGGGGTACGGACTGTATCCTCATCTGAGGACATGCTCAAGGTAGAATATGTTGGAGGAACATCTGGGACTACATCGTGATGTTCTGAGATAAGCCCATAGTCTGCTTTGGTGATCACTGGCTTCTGTCCAGGCGGAAGTTGAACGGGCTTTAAACCCACGATGTCGTTGAGAAGAGACTGGCGTACCTGTCCCGCCTTGCGTGTGCGAAGCTTACGTTTTACTGTATGTTTGCGCTTGCTCACCATTCCTATTATACACTCCGAACATTTTTACGCGAACGACGGTGCTTTCGTCCTCCAACAGCTTTGACTGAGAGTTTTGATATGACAATATGTATCCCCTTCTCTATGTAGAGTTTCGTAGTCCCGGACTTGTCTTCTTTCACTCCGTACAACTCGTGGGCGGGAGAACCATCCTCGGGATGTTCCTGTTCGTATTTGGATTCTTCGTATTCGTCGGGGTATTTCTTCTGAACTGCAGCAACCGCAAGATCATAGGTAGAATATGCTTCGGGATATACAACCCCATTTTCTAACACTACATAGACCTGCATTTATCATATACTTTGAATAAACTCCCACTGCAGGTATTCACAGATCTTCTTCCAAATCGTATCGTGCTGAATGAGCCGGTCCCGTGACTTCAACAGAGGGAAATGGACCTTGTACTCATCCAGCTCCAGAAGCTCCAGAAACTTGTAAATGATGTACGAATACGACAGGAAATTGCGACGCTCGTCGGGACAGTAGAGGAGATACGGAGCCTGAACTTCTTGGAACATCGCACGGATCTTGTCCTCAATCTCTGGTGTAATCGTTGGCGGAGGGTTTCCATTCAAACGCGACAGAATATGGGCAGCGTGCTCATAGTACCGGTTCCTTCCCAGCTTTTTGAGAATCTCGCGAATGTTCTGCTCGGTCAGGAGAGCGATATTGTCAATGCGGCGCTTGCGCAGCTCACAGATGACCTCGTTCATGACATCTTCGGGGATCTCCGTGCTCTCCTTCGCTTGGAACTGGTTGAGAATCTCGTTCAGGTGATTCTGCTTCTTGTAGGCGTAATTGTTGCGCTCCTTCGGGGGATCCCGGAAGCTGGGGAAGTCCGAGACTACCAGCGAATACTCTTCGGACCCACACTTGGGGCAGACCAGAATACCTTCGGCCGTAATCTCTTCGCGCGGGATATTGCAGGTGGCACAGTGCTCCGCCATTTTCTTGATATACTCTGCGTTCTCCGAGACGTTCAGGCCGTTGGATAGACCGCGACGAGATAGGTACTCGTCAAACATCCGCTTCTTGGATGGTCCGATCGCCGTCTCCGTTGCCGAAAAGAGCTTGTCAAATGTTCCACACTCGATCTTGGTCACCGTTTTCTTCACTGTCTGGGCATAGTAGTCCAGCATGATATCACCCGATTCCAGGTAGTAGGACTGAATATCCGTCTTCTCCTCTGCATTGGTGATCTCTGTCCTTAAAGCATCGACCTGAGCAGACAATTTCGTGTTCTGCATCACATCCTCAAACTTGAACGGATCAAAGGGTCTCTCTAGCTGAGCTTCAAGCTGCTTTAGATCCGCACGCATCTTGTCGAGATTAGTTTCAGACGTCTTCTCCTGCAGCTCTCCGACATACTTTTCATGTAACGAATCAAGAGTCCCCATTGGGTCTTTTGATTTGTTGGAACTTACCTCACGCGTCTTCTTCACCTTGAATACATCAGATGACATTGTTGTTGTTCTTCTCCGAGAGTTCGTAAGTTGTTATTTGGTTCGGCGCGTCGCCAGCCCGAAAAATAACGCAAGGAATGCCAGACCTAGGAGGATTGCAGGGCCGGAATCGTACTTTATCAGCACATCCCCGCCAAACTTTTCCTTCTTCTTTGTTGCTGCATCGTCCGCGGCCTCCTTCTTCTTGCGTGCCTCTTCCGTCTTGTCGAATCCATTCTTCCACTGGGCATACTCCTCAATAGCAGCTGCCTCACGTGCTGCCTGATTATCAGCTTCGCGGCATCCACGCAGATTGAATTCCAGCGAGGGCGTAATAAAATGTGTCTCTTCGCCACTATCGGCACCACTGACAATATTGGTGGTCGTGCAAGTGTATGCCTTGCACTTGGGGACACCGTCGAGAACCATTCCATTCATGATTTTCAGCGGGTTGAGTGCTGCGATATCACCGCCAGCGCCAGGGATCAAACCATCAAATCCGCTGCCCTGAACCGCATTTGCAAAACTGTCACCCAATATACCCGCTGCATCGTCCATTCCGAGCTTGTTATTCACCCATGTGTATCGCTGTACCAGTCCTCCGTTCGGAGCCTTGCACAGACCTCCCGTATCACGGAAAAATTGATTGCCTGTTTTCGGTCCGCGAACCAGCCGATCGACGTATGTGCGAATAGCGCCCACGTTGGTGAAAATCTGGTCAATGTTACCGCTATCTCCTACTCCTAGGCTCTTAGGGGACTGAATGGTCTGGAGATAATCAAACGACGGACCCAAGACCATATCCATGCCCGAATTCACAGCTTTGATGGGATTGTCGTTGGCGGCCGCAATTGAATCTTGGATACCGCTCCACATTATTCTTTTGGGGTAGAAGCAAATTTTGCGAGCTGTTCCTTGTAGGAATTGTTCGTCATGATGCATGGACGCTGCCGTCCCATCGTATCCACCACACGTTCCAGGGGAACCCTGAACTTCCTTGCGATGTAAGCTGCAGCTAGAGTTGCCGAACGGTTCATTCCCGCCTGACAATGTACAAACACATTGCGACACCCAGGGTCCTGGAGGAACCCATCCATCGCCCGTTCAAATGCATCATAATGCGCAGCCAAAATGGGATATCCTTCAATATCGGGGGCATCCAGACACACGTAGTTTGGTCCCATATACCTCTTTGCCCAGAGAGGGCACGCGCTCTCATCCGCACAATTGATCACGTGGGTGATATTCTTGACCGCAACAAAGATAGGGTTCAGATAAAAGCCGGCACCAACCATTATCCGATTAAACGGAGTTGCTGACGGATCACTAATAAACCCACGAGATGACGAACGATATTTGCGCAAGATATTCTCAATCTCGGCCATGTTGTTTCTTTACGATACAATTGTTAGACCCATTTTTACTTTGCCTTGGAGAAAAACGAGGGGCAGCACTTCTTGACCTCTGCAAGCGCAACGCCTACGACCTTCTTGGCTTCGGCCTTGACGAGCTTCACCGCCTCGACAACGTAGGGCAGCGTCACATCGCACCAGGTGGCGAGCTCGGTCTTCTGCTCGTCGGATAGGGGAGAGTCACGAATCGCCTTCTTCACCTCTTCGACTACAAACTTGGCCTTGTCCTCATCCGAGCGATCGGCGAGAATCTCCACCTCGGTGATCGTCTTGAGCACAAACTTCAGCAGGTCGGACTTGTTGGCAAAATCTACGACGGCAGTCTTGACAGCCTCAGCTGCGGCAGGGACAGGGACGGAGACGGCTTCCGACATAGTTTATACTTAAAACGAGACATTGTCTGTAAGCACTATTTACGCAACAACCTCCTCCTCGTCCTCGTCCTCGTCCTCCTGGCCACCGCGGTGCTTCTTACCGCGCTTGACCTTGACGGGCTTGCCGTTCTTGATCGTCCAGCGGTGTCCCGTCTTCTGCTCCCACTTGCGGAGGGTGCCCTTCTTCTTCGCGAGAGCAGACTTGCGGGCCGACACGATGCGTCCGTACTTGTTGTACTTCAGGTGCTTCTTGGTCAGGCCACCGGGTGTGTGGTGGGCAAGACCGTGCATAACTGAGGCGCGAGAACCAACCGCGCGCATGTGAGCTCCTCCTGTCATAACTTCGTCGGACATTTATACTGTATCCTACAAATTATTGCTTGATGGAGGTAGCTACATCCTGGTCGGACAGAATCACCTCGTGAGGAAGGACGAGGTAGAGCACGCTGCTGAAAAACGCAGACATACGATTGTCCAGGACAATGCTCCTGATCTTATCATTGCTCGCAAGGGTGGAGAGCAGGCGAGACAGTAGGGCAGGTTTCTCTAGAGTTGTCCGAGCACTCTTCTTGACTTCTACGCGGCACGAAGCACCATCCCAGTAACACAGAGACGACGACTTACAGTCTGCAGCTCCCTGTCCACGGCACGGTTTCCTGAGTTTCTTATAAAAGCTCGGGATATCTGTGGCCGACGACATATAGACCGCATCGCCAAACCAGTCTGCCAGCGCCTCCCGCAACGTATCAAGATTATGCTTGGGATCTGCCAGTAAATCGCGGAGACTACTGCGTCCCGGATCCTGGAGATCACGAGAGAGCTGGTACAGCAGGAAATCAAAGACTTCAGCTTCGTAGGTCACGGCCCGAGACGCTTTTACCGATTCAGAGTCAGGGACGACGCTGACCAGCGTATCTTCATCTTCGGCACTCACAGTTTGAATGATTTCTCCTGCAGGAGTTCCTGGCGTACCCTTATCTCCCCCGACAGGGACGCGCAGTCCAGATCGTGTGATCAACTCTACTTCCTCTTCGTTGATATTTGTAAGTTCGTGACCGTATTCGTACCCTGAATGAATCTCAGCGAGCTGAGAAAGGTAAGCAATCATCTTGTACTTTTCGGGGTAGTCGGAGGGACGCACGTCGGCATATCCTTTCAGACGAGGACCATATATCATTCCAGCAGGAGGAATCTGCGAGGTTGGACGGAATGGGACGATGATCTGTCCAGGGATCATGAACGCCTGTGCGCGCTCGTAAGGATCTAGGATTACTCGAATATCGCCAGGAGCCTTGCGCAACTTTTCCTGGATGAAGGCATCGGCATTCTCAATCGTGGGAACGACCCCCTGCCCGCACGCTGTCTCACGCACTTCTTCTAGCCGCTCACGCACCTTTTTCTCAAACGGAGGCTGGGCGATATTGGCGTTATACACTGGCTTTCGCTTGCTGTGCGACACGTGGCACAGGTAATCCGCAGATCCGTTGGGATAGACGACAACGGCAATTGCGCGGTCGCGGCGCAGAATGGTGTTGGTGTTCATGAAACACTCGGTGGTAGGCGGTCCCTCTGGATTCACAAAGAGAATGTACGCCCAGCACTCTGCTACATGGCAGGCATACTCAAGTTCCTGAAGTGCCGAAAGCGTTCCCTCATCAAATGCCTTGTCGATGGACGCGACACGGGCCGCAACCTTGTCTGAGTGCCCCGCAATCGAATGAGGAACATCTTCGCGGTTCCATGAACGGAAGAACGAGCACCGAATCGTGGCTTCGGGGTTCTTGAGCGGTCCTTCAATCTTGATAGGCTTCTTGGGATTCAGGACTTCGGGGAGGGTGGTAGCTGCGTGTCCCATCCCCAGACGGAAAAATCCAGCACGATTGGACTGAATGCGATCCTTGGCATCCTTGAACACCTTGTAATCCACCGAAATACCTGTGGCACGCAGGATATCGGGGGGAATGTAGGCCAGGCGCTTCTCGGCAGGGTTCTTGGACAGACCGAGAATATAGAAAGCTTCTACAGCTGTCATATCCGTCTTCTCTTTGAGCTTCTTCTGAGGCGTGGCATAGCAGCAGGGAATCTGTTTCCCGTTCTTCTTTGACTTGTAGGCGATCAAACCAGCATAGACGTGCTTGCCGTTTCGCTGGAGCACGGGGTATTCAGTCACTGATTGGGTAGCCTCTTCGGCTGCTTCATTGGAGCGTATCTTTCCATGGCAGACTGGGCACTTTCCGTCAGCTTCGTCCAGCCGATCCTTGGTAAGAGGAATACGATCAACGGTACACCAATACTCTGGACAAATCACGAGTCCGTCGGGATCAGAGACTTCCTGCGCACGATCGTCTGGGGGTGCATACGGCGTTCCCTTCAACTCAGTCGCGCGGTCTTTCGGCAGAATGATTGGTTGCTTGTGCTTCTCGCACTTCTGGAGAATGGATGGATCATCGGGATCGTACGTCTCGGGATCAAATCCACGCAGTTCCGTGATAATATAGTTTTTCAGAGTCGTGGTGACACCCGTAGCCTTGATGGTTTTGGCTTTCTTGGGGGGTTCAGGGGCTGCGGCTGGACTTGGAGCTACGCGCGGACCGCCCATAAGAGCGGCGGCCGCTGCAAAGATGTCGTCATCGTCCTCATCATCGGCGGCCTTGGCAACAGCCTTCTCGGCGCGCACGGGAACTGAAGCGACTACAGCTTCCGATATCTCACGTCGCTGCGGGCACACGTCCTTCAGCTCGTCGATGTTTGGATGCATCAAGATGTGGCGAAGAGAATTGGCATAGATGGTTAGACGATCTACATCGTTGGCGTGGGTCATGATGGTATTCTTGGCGGTGAAGTGGAACTGGGGCATGTTCGTCATCTTGCGATCCAGGAGTTCGGGATGCAGACTGATCTCCGCTTTCACTCGTGCCAGGATAGTGGCCGCTTCCTTTTCGGGTGTCCCTGGGATACGATCCATGACATCAGTGAGAGATGGATTCGGCATGTCGGTGAGCAGCTGGACAATCGCGAGTTCGTCGGCGGTCATACCGATATCGTTGGTCTGGTCTGCGCGGAGGAAGTTGAACTTCAGTTTCTCGGGATCCGACATCTCAAACAGTCCGCGCAGGCAATCCAGCCGACGAAGATCCGCCTCGGCGAGTTCAGAGGCATACCGAAGCTCTACCGTGGTATCCTGAACAACCCAACGCTCGTCAGCGTAATCGAGGGGATCCACGAACGTTGCTAGGCCGTCAATGGACAGGAGGAACTCTTTCGCGGTCTTCTGGAGCTCGGGAGCCTTGAACGCCTTGTCCTCTCCGTGGCGAGAGCAGGAGATAATCAGTTCGGTCGAGGTCATGGTGACGCGGTCAAACGACTCGCGATCATCTCCGCGGTAAAACACGAGAGCGGGCTTACTCTTATTCGGCTTGGTTTTGAGCCACCAGTGAGCCCACCGACGGAGATCCAGAAAGGTTTTCTTACGCGAGTCGGCAGTAAAAAACTTGTGGCGTGCCTGTTCCAGACGGCTAGTGAAGAGCGAAACCACCGGTGTCTCTTCGCTCACTGTCGTTCCGTAAAAGATCTGCTCAAACTTGTTGCGCACCGATCCGCTCACCCGAGTCTTCACCAACGGAAGCTTCCAGCGAATCGACTGGACAGAGGACCCGTCTGGACGCGGAGCCTCCAGGTCAGAAATGACACGGACGATATTGTCCTGGGTCTCGGTCTGGCGCAGGATTTCTGGGGATACCAGAACGGGAGTTGCCGACGAATAGCGGGGAAAATAGACGAGCTGACGCTTGGAAGGCATTCCCTCAGTAATCGGTATGACGCGAAAATGAACAGGATTAGGATGGAGGGTTTTAAACAGCATCTTCTGATCAACAGCTACGAGGGCGGAAGGAGGAAGGTACTCGGGATCCTCGTCGTTGGTCAAAGGAAGAACCCACGACCGGTCTTCGGGGAGACCTAGGATACGGTACTCCTTGAATGAGTCTTCTTTCACAGAGGGATCAATTGTCATCCACTCTGTTTTTGTGATCTCTCCCTGGAACGAGAGAGGAGGACTGCGGAGAGTATTGTACTGCTCCAGCGCTTTCCGTATCGGCTTACCCTCAGCTGACATGCGGAGAAACAGGTTCTCCCACCGACGAGAATCAGCTGCATAGTAATCCCCGGGGAGCTCCTCTTGGACATAAATTCGCAGACGGTCAGGATGTAGTCCCGCGATCTTTCCAATTTTGGTCTTGACGGTTTCAATAGTATCGTCTGTAAAGAATGTCATGGCCAACGAAAATTCATCTGGCCTTTCGACATGCAGAGTGTCCTGCTTTGACATTATTTCCTATCGTGTAAAATTAATGCAACAGTCTATCAGCGGAAAAGGCTCAGCCGTAGATTCCAGTACTCTTCTTGCAGCACATCGTAAGGCTGTCCTTCGTAGCGCAGAGAGGAGCTATTCAGAGTTTCCCAAAAAGATGCTCGTTAAGTCTACCGAGCAGCTTCAGGATCGGAAACAGTGCGCGCAGGCGTGTTTGGATATAACAACTGTCACCAATAATGACCCAACAATTACAAACCTACAGGGATCGTATGCGCCTCCTCCCTATACTTATCCCTATGATCCCACTGTTGCTACGCTCACATGGGACGAGACAAACGTATCCAGCCGAAGCGTTGTTGTGCTCAATAGTCTTTCCACGGATGTCACAAGTGCCGCACTCACAACTCTTCTACCTGGCTATGCCGTAGTCACATACCAGAATACCGATCCATATACAACTTACTCTGTGACTATTACAGTGAGTAGTGGAAATGCCAGTGCAAGTGCCGTAATTACGTTCAGTGTCAGCTGCTTCCTTGGACGCGTAGAACTCCAGACTCGCGACGGTCTTCTGGCGGCTGAGAAGGTTGTCCTGGGCACCGAGATGCTCCAGCCCGACGGATCATACAGTAAGGTTGTGCAGGTCAAGAAGACGACAGTTACCGCCCAGTCTGCGAACAAGGACTCCCGCCTCTTTGCCGATGACACTGAGAAGCTGGCGGTCACCTCATGGCACAAGGTTCGGTTCTCCGATGAGCTGGTTGAGACAAAGGCGGACGAACACCCGCGCCTGCACGAGATTACTCACGACTATCCTTTCGATGTCTTCCACTTCCAGCTTGAGAAGTTTGCCCACAAGATCTTGGTGTCTGACACTGGGATTGTCAGCGAGAGCTTTATCCCGATCAATCCAAGCGAGTAAAGGTTTTAAGACGTGAAAAACTATATTTATAATGAAACTTCTCGTTATCAACCTTCCCGAACACACTGAACGATTACAATCCTTCAAAGAGCATTGGAATTGGTTGGGGGATATAGAGGTTGTACCTGGGGTTCGGCATGCCATACCGCATTCCGGATGCGGACTGGCGCATGTCAATGCGGTTCGTAGAGGTCTGGCTGAATCAGATGTGTGTCTCGTCTTCGAGGACGATGCGCGGTTTGATGGAGATCGCGATGAACTTCTGAACATATTCAAGACGCTTCCAAGATCTTCATCTCAGTGGGATGCGGTTGTTCTGGGAGTGGAAGGGGACGGAGCAAAGTGCAATCCGGTAAGTGCGGTCCGAGTTCATCCTCTCTGTCTCCAACTATCACCATCAGAAATCCCTAGCCAAACGCATGTAGTCATGTGGAGCCGATCTGCTCTTCCGATCCTTGCCGAGTTTGAAAAAATAATTATGGACGGGTATTTCTTACCTATTGATCGATTTCTCTTTATGGACTCGTGGTACCATCAAGTATGGGCGCGATGGGAGCCGATTCGGACATCTAAAGAAACTGCAAATAGTCCATGGCTTTCACCATCGTATGATCTTCTATGGAATATTCCTCGAACGTGGGTATGCGATCATCCATGTATGTCCAAGCTTATACAATCCGATATGTTCATGTCTGAACACAGTGGGAAGCACGGGAATGGTTACCTCCACAAACAGGTTACTGCAGCATTCCTAGACGATGCTAGACGTCGCGCGGTTCTGGGAAGCGGACGACCCTCTCTCCCTGCAGAGATTCGAGTTGGACGAAAGCCCACTGGATTTACCGCAAATGTTGTTTGTACAGCTCGCGATGTTGAAGACGTATTCGCCAAAGAAGCATTGGAAGTCATTCTTGCCGCATTTGACGATTACAAATTCATCGTTGTGGAAAGCAATTCCACAGACAAGACGGTAGATGTTCTCAGGGAGTTCTGTTCTCTCGACGTTCGCCGCCATTTGATCAGTCTAAGCCCTGATACCGATAAAACGCGACCACAACGGATTGCCAGGGCACGGAACGAGTACATGCGTCATCTAGATACATCTTTTGACTTTGTGGTAGTAGTAGATGTAGATGATACCCTGGACGTAGATATGAACTTTTCCGAATGTCTTCGGACGTGTACTGACCGCACCGACTGGGACGGTATATCATCAAATCGTAGATCCGACTATTATGATGCGTGGGCACTGCGATCTGCAGAGCTTGGATTTGTTCAGGATCCGTACTTACAGATTGAAGCAAATCCCTTAATAGGATGTAAAGTCATGTTTCAAGATAAAATTGATCCCAACCGTTCTTGGATATCCTGCGAGTCAGCATTTGGGTGTATGACCGTGTATAAAACGCCGTCAGTGATTGGTAGGACATACAATGGGGATGAAACATGCGAACACGTACCGTTCAATACCGGTCTTCGAATGTTTATTGTTCCTTCATTCATGTCGGGTGGGAAGTATGTCGCCAGTGCAGGGCAGATATTCTGTGAAGGGCAGCAAATAAATGTTGAACATCGGTGGATTTAACATCTTACAGGGGACTATCTGTAATCTTCATCCCGCAGTAATCTACAGGACTTTTGGCATAATTCACGGGAGTATAGATCCCAATACGTGCCGCATCTTCCAACAATCTCCGGAAATTCGCCCAGAACTCTGGGGTGTGCTTTCCTGACGACAACTCCGCTGTCATGAGATGCGCCATCTCGTGCAGGACCACAAACATCACCGTATTCATATCCACGAACGGGTAGGCGGGAGGATCGTTCTTATCGCGCAGGCATATCACGATCTTCTCTCCCTTGTTCTCGGAGTACGAGGTGTCCTTGGAGGTTACCGAGTTCTCCAGAATACTATCGGGACGATAGCGTTCCACGAGGAGCTGCGTAGGCTTGTCGCTGACATACTCGTCCTGCTTGTACAGACTCACAATCTTCTGGATATTCTGCTTGACCTTGGCAATACGTTCGGCGGCTTCATCCTTGCCAGGAAGATCCTGGACTCGTTGTCCTCCTACAGTTGTTAGATTTCCGGGGTCGCCGCTTATAAAGAGGTATCCCAGGTAACCCATCATGGCAACCATAATTGCGATGAACTCGGATCTCATTATTCAACTACACACACTTCTTACTTCGCGCCCACGCCCGCCTCGCCGATCTCCAGCTCGCGGCGGAACAGATCAGGCTCAATCGTGGAGTTCAGGAAGGGCGACACGGCGGCACGGGGATTCGGGGGGTCCGAGCGCACGTCGAGGTTGGCGTTACGCAGCGACTGGCCAACCGTGTTGATGCCGTAGTGGTACGAGGGCGAGAGGAAGTTCTGGCCCTTCAGATCACCCATACCGACGGGGTTGGTGGCCGCCCACGACGCACCGAGACCGCCCTTGGGCAGCAGCTCCTCGGGCGACAGGATCGTCTGAGAATACGTCTGCTGGCCCGTGGGGTGGCGCTCCTCGCCAGCCATCGTCAGGTGCTCGTTGCCGCCCGCCGCATGGGGGTTAGGGTTCGCGGGGTAGGACGGGTCATTGGACAGGGGTCCCTGAGGCTCCAGGCCACCGACCTCCAGGCCCTCGCCCAGGAACTTGGACGCGGAATAGCCATTCACGACGACCACGAGGAAGACAATTCCCAGAGCGACTGCACCGAGGCGAAGCATATTGGACTGGGAAAACTTCATAGCAGATTTATATTGCTTTAGAGACAAAATTATGGAGAAAAAGCAGGGGGGTGGCTTCTTCGACAACATCTTCCAGGACGTCTTAGATTTCAGCGCCCGACCCGAGACTCACTCCTTCATTGAAATCCAGGTCATCAAACCCCTACTTTCACGCATTTTCCACCAGCTCTACCCCTATATTGTTGGGGTGCTGATTCTGTGGATCCTCATGTTCAGCTGTCTTGCTGTGATCCTCCTCCTCCTGATGCGCGGCAGTCTTCTTGACAGCGTCATGGTGTTCAGGAAATAGAACACGAGTAAGATCATTCTTGGAGAGCTCCCAGAACCCGCGTAGGCCGCGCTCCTTGGCGAGCGCTCGCATCTGGACAATCGTCATCTTCTTCATCTTGTGATTTGCAGGAAGCTCGGGCATCTCTAGTAGGGCGATGAGCTGCTCCTTGGGTAGAATGTAATATTGGAAGATACCGCGACCCTTGGCCATCTTCTTGAGTTCAGCGAGGGTCTTCGTGGAGAGCATTTTAACCAATCTGTTTTTACCCTCTGAGAGTAAGGATGGACCTCGTATCCGTTTTAGTGGTTTTAGTGGCCACTTTGCTTGCGAGTTTCGGGTTTCTCTATGCATACGGCATGGCACACCTACAAGAGATCAAAGAGAACTGGGTGAGTTATCGGTGCAACCCTATCTATATGCCCATGGCAGGAGCGGTAGGCTCAGATATCGGGAAGAACTTCATGTTCTGCACGATGCAGTCAGTCAATAAGTATGCGGGCTTCATCATGGATCCCATTTACAAGAACTTTGCGATCTTGACAGGTATCATCAACAGTATCTTGGATTCTATAAACAGTCTTCGTCAATATGTCACTGGCGCCGCAGACGGGTTCCTGGGTATTATTCGCAATACTTTTGGAAAGATCCAGAATACGTTTGGGACGACAATTCAGATGGTGAATCGTGTGCGCACACTCATGAACCGCATGGTTGGTGTGTTTGCTGTGATCATGAACATTGTGAGTACGGGAATCTATACGGGCGAGAGCGTATCGAATGGTCCGATTGGAGACGCCGCCCGCTTCCTCTGCTTCCGCTCATCGACGCCTGTGATGACCGATCACGGGTATATGCCTATCGTCTGTGTAGAGCCAGGGATGCGGCTATCCGACGGACAGCTGGTGAAGAGCACGATGCGCTTTGATGGACGTGCAACTCCGATGTGCCAGCTCGGAAAGGCGGTCGTGAGTGCGAATCACAAGGTCTTGTACAACGGCAATTGGATCCGAGTAGAAGACCACCCACACGCGATCCCTGCAGAGTCTTACGGGACACTGGTATGCTTGAATACCGAGAATCACACGATCCCGATCGGACAGACACTCTTCATGGACTATGAAGAGACCGATAATCCACGGATTCTGTCTGAGTTCTTCAGGAGGGTAGAGACGTACTACGGAACTGCACATTCTCCCGAGAAAACCAAGAACCCTTTGAAGTACCGTTATACGGGAGTGACACCAGGAACACATGTCATCACAGACACGGGAAGCCTACGGCGTGCAGCGGACATCTCTATCGGAGACTACATACGCTACGGTGATCGCGTTATCGGTATTCTCTACCATGACGTTGATAGGATCTCTACCTACCGCGGTGTCACGTTTGCTACGGGGACGTGGGTGCGGACGCAGCGCGGTGTTGAGCCGTTGCTCAAGGGAACTTCTACCGACAACAAGACGCGCTGTATCCAGTTTCTCACAGAGAAGGGGTGCCTGGGCGTATATTCCGACCGTGGAGAAACACTGATTCTAGACGACCACGAAGTCCCGTCTGATGAGATTCACGATTGGCGTGATAACGAAGTTCAAAAAGAACCAATCGTAGTATAATGGACATTCTCGCGACAATTGCGGTCGTGGCGGGACCGCTCGTCATTCTGGGCATCATCATGTGGGGTGTTGTCCAGGCGAATCTAGACGATATCAAACTCACATGGGTGGAGAAGCGATGCAATCCGATGTACATGCCCTTTGTCAATTTTATTGACCCGACTACAAGTACATTTGAGAATCTCCAGTATTGTACGACATCGTTTGCCTCTCAGGTGTTTTCCCGCGCACTTGAGTTTGTTCATTATCTGTTCGGGCAATTTACGGGAGTCCTCAACAAGGTTCTTGACCAGTTCGGAAGCCTGCGGTCTATGGCAACTGGACTCATCACATTTGTCACCTCATTCATCAACGATATATTTGGAAAGATTGGAAATACGTTTGGCGTGATGGTCGCCCTCCTTTCGCGCATTCGTGACCTGACAAACCGTATCATGGGATCAGCAGGATATGCAGTGACAACGATGATGACGGTCGCCAATACTCTGACGGCAATTGTCGATTGGTTGGCATCGCTGGTGGATACTATCGTGGGTATTATCATCGGGATCGCCTTCATTCTCTCGTTCATCTTCCCTCCGCTCCTCTTCTTCTTTCTGCCCCTGGGCATTGCCATGTCGGTGACAGGGTTCTCGTGCTTCCATCCAGATACGCTTGTGCGGAAGGCGAGTGGAAACCTGGTTCCGATTCGCGAAGTCAAGGTGGGTGACATCTTGACAGGAGGAAGTCGGGTAACGGGCACGATGCGCTTTACCACGGACGATGTCAAGCTCTACAACTACAAGAACGTCATTGTCGCCGGACAGCATCTGGTGTGTGAAGACGGGGTGTGGATCTATGTCAATAACTCAGCGCACGCACTACCATACGACCTCCCGTACCCTTCCGAAATCATCTGTCTCAACACGAGCAACCACCATATCTGGATTGGGGATATCCAGTTCTCAGATTACGAGGAGATTGAAGAGGAGATTGAGATGAAGCCACTGGATCCCACGACTCTGGTTGATTGCACCGGAGGATACATCCCTCTCCGTGACTGCCAGCCTGGGACCCAGACGACCGCTGGAAAGATCCACGGAGTTGTTCAGCTAGAAGATGGTATGATGCAGCTCTTTATGGACAACGAGCACGGAGTCATCCCCCTCAAAGAAAACGCGTATGCGCGGGATTATGCCGATTCTCACGATCCACAGGTCCTGGCCGCGATTCAAATGAAAGTCCTTGAACAACTAAATAAAAAGTCCGCGTAAGACAATAAGAATGAAGGACAAGACAACAGTTGTTCTCGCTGTAGGAATTGCCGCATTTGTAGCTGCCATTGCATCTCGTTTCCTCCTGGGCGGCCGTGAGAAGTTCATGCAGCAGGAGATTGGTGCTCCCGCGGATGGAAGCACGGGAGGAGTGTATAATGGAATTGCCGCGATGATGGGTGCGCCCCAGGACTTGAAGTCGGCTCCCACACCGCTGAAGCAGTATGCGGCGGCCAACGACAACGAGATCTTTGCCTTTGAGCACTCCACGTTCAAGCCCGAGTGCTGCCCATCTAGCATTACGTCGGACTCGGGGTGCCTGTGCCTGGCAAAGCAGGAGGAGAAGGCGCTCGCCTACCGTGGTGGAAATCGTGTCGCTTAAACTATTTACAATCATCTCTGACAACACTTATAAATGTCCTTTGATGTCAAGACGATTCTGCGAGACTGCTTGGACAATCTTGTCAAGGAGTTTCCTGGAATCACCCTCCACGAATGCTACACGTCGGGCGAGATGAACTATCAGTCGGAGGTGGATTATATCAAGCAGCAGATTCAGCCCCTATTCATGCAGATTGTGCAGAAGGACAAGGCGATCTTTGCCGAGCCGCAGTACTTTCTTCGCGGGCTTGATTTCTCCCTCCTCATGAAAGATGCCAGCGCAAAGCAGGAGGAGGCGCTATGGACGTATATCCGCATGTTCCTGGTCTGCTCGTACCTTGGCGCAGACATCATGGACACCGTGAAGTCCATGTGGTCGAAGGTCACGGGCAAGACGGAGACGTCGGAGGTGGATGATGTCCTGAATGACGAGACGATGAAGAGCGGCATTGAGGATCTTCTGGAGACACTCAAGAACACCAAACTGATGAAGCTTGGCATGGAAGTCCTGGAGAACCTGGACGTAGAGAAGCTGGGACTCAACGAGATTGATTTTACGGATATCCATGGTCTTCTTGAGATGGCAAAGAACCCCGAGCACCCAGTGACGAAGCGTGCAATCTCGGTGGTGCAGGGACTCATTGAGCAGAAGATGAAGAACGGCAGCCTCAAGCGCGAGGAGTTTATTGCGGAGATTGAGATGCTGAAGGAGAAGTTCAAGCAGTCGCTGGGCAAGGTGTTCAAGACCGAGCTGTTCGGGGATGGGGGCGAGGGACCCACGAACGATTCGGCGACGATTGTGAGCAACCACCCCGATGCTCGTCGCGCGCGTATGCTGGCGCGGATGCAGAAGAAGGTTCGTGACAGGAACGCTGGAAAAAAATGACGTGAAAGCAATAATGGGCCGCGAGATATTTTGGCTAACGGATCCTGCAAACCTTTTCACACATTGGAAACGATTCGTCCCCACGAATGACATGACAGTTCCCGAGGCACTGAATGCCGTTGTACGTTTTACGGTGTATTCGTCTCTCCTGATCGCACTGATCACGCGCAAGACGAACTTCCTCCTGCTGATCCCGACAGTGATGTTCCTGTCTGTGATTCTGGTAAAGCTGTACCCCGAGACACAGATCCTCAAGGAGACGTTTGCAGCGAAGAAGGGACCTGCTTCGTCCCCGAAGGCGAGCAACCCGTTCATGAACGTGCTCTTCACAGATTACGTGGATAACGTCAATCGCTCTCCGGCACCTCCCGATATCACGGCTCACCCTATCAAGGAGAGCATTGAGGAGGCATATTCCAAGACCACGGATCTATTCATGGATACATCGGACAAGTTCGGTCTGATGCAGTCGATTCGTCAGTTCAATACCCAGCCATCTACCACCATCCCGAACGATCTCGGCGGGTTCCAGGCCTTCCTCAATAAGGACAATGTCTCACGGAAGGTTCTTTCCGAGGGATACGTCGTTGCAAAGGGAAGCGTCGGTGAGCCTATGCACGCTGGCTAAACGTTTCAATCTCAGAGGAACTCATCATTGCACCCGTGTGGTGCTTCTTCCCTCCGTTCTTGCCGAGCACGGCGTACGTAGGAAAGCCAGAGATACCTCCCATGACTTCGGGGGGAATCGCCTTCTCTTCGATGGAGAGAACCTTCATGCCCGGAGGGGGCTTACTTGCAAACTCCTTCCACGGTTTCTCGGACATCATGCAGGCGGGACACGACTCCTTGTGAAACCGAACGACCATCGGGGTATTTTTAGACAACTCGCGCTTGACGGCGGACTGATCGCTCTCGGAACTGAATGTCTTGACCATTATTTTACTTGAACAATATAATGTCAGGTGCGTGTGTGAATTCACTGTACCCTCTCGGAGACGTCATTGTTGGAAACCGTCCTGGAGATACCCCTCTACCCTTCAAGAATCTAGCGCAGTATGACGATTACATTGCCAGCGTCGCAAAAAGTGGAAAGGTATGCCCCGTTGTGTCTATACCGTTTGCAGAAAAGCCAGAAAAGAGGTATCCTACACCCTTTACTGGATTCATGGAGTTTCAGCCTGGAAATCTACTGGAGCAGGCGTCGTATTCGGCGATGTCGCCTGCGTGGATGGGCGTCGAACCGACTGCCAAAGCGTTTAATAAGCGATTTTTCCAATAGGCAGTCCCGACGCATTCACAGGATTCGGTAGAGCACCCGACTGCTGGGAAGGATACGAATTCGGTACCTTTCCCTGCGCTCCTCCATCCGGTCCAATCGGCGAATACCCACCGCGAATCTTCCGCGGCCGCTTGGCCATTGTCTTCTTGCGTAGCTGCTTGCGAGACTTGCGTCCCGCTTTCTTGGTCTTGGTCGTGCGACTGTGATATTTTACCATTATATCTAGTAAAGAGAAATGTTCAGCACTGAAGTCTTGGTCATTGTTTCCGCTATTCTTATTATGATCTTTGCCTTTGTAGTGATGCCAGTGCATAAGGCGATTGAGAGTCCCCATCAGGATACGCGCACAGAGCTTCCTTCCTGGATGCTCTTCAACCGCGAGCGTGAGCACATGGGCGAGGACGGCCCAGAGCCCGTAGAGCATTTTGAGGCCCCCGATTCCCATGTATCGGTTCTACCGTCTATGGATGTTCCCAATATGGATGTATCGTCTAGCCTTGGAACGACACCAGGATCGGTCAATGGTCTTCTGTCGTCCCAGTCCCGCGCGGGTTCTTCTTCTGTGGGCGAACTCATTCCAGGAAAATAGAACCTATATGTAATGAAGACACCGCCACTTCACCTTTTGGTCGTGGGATTAATACTTGTCCTCCTGATGTATCTCCTCCTGTCCGAGTGGTTCTCTGAGCCCCAGCGCGAGCATCTTGTGGCACCTGCGAAGAAGAAGACTACCCCGCCGCCCACACCCACGAAGACGACTCCAGTTGCGTATCACACTCTAACCAAGCCTCCCAAGAATCTCATGCGCTGGCTAAACGGACGGGGGGAGTGGGTTCTCTACTGGGAGCCCCCGGATGTGGTGAATAAGTACGGATTCACGATTGAAACTAGCGATGGGTACAAGTACCAGGTCCCTGAGCGCACAGGATCGTTTCACTACTACAACCTCGGGCAGCACACGATGGGTGGAGTCAGTTTTGTCCTGCGCATGAATTTCCACGGAGTCGTCAAGAGCACGCTTGGATTCCCTGTCCCCACAACTGCGGCTGTCGGAAATGCCAAGATCAAGTCTTGGCGCGCCATCCATGCTCCTACTCCTGCTCCCTTATCTCCTCCGCCTACCGTGCTCCATGCCTCAGTTGCCCCTCATGTTACTGCAAAGGGTGGAGCACAGACACATCATACGGCAGGAAATAGCGAGGTTCTTTTCTGGGATAACTTCTCCAAGCGCCTACTCCGTGTTCTCGATAGGTGGTCCCACGGAGGTTCCTACGATCAGGTGCCTCTAAACACTATGCCATTCCGCCACCCCCCTCGCCCTGCAAACCCGAAGCCCATCTCGAATGTCTCGCGATGATATATTTTGGTATTGCATAGAAAGTAATGAAGTACAACCTTTGGTATATACTCGCAGGAGTCCTGGTTGTGGCTGCTATTATTAGCTACAATCTAGATGGTCGCGAACACCTGACAGATCCCAAGAAGAAGCCAGCGGCCAAGCCAGCGGCCAAGCCAGCGGCCAAGCCAGCGGCCAAGCCTTCCGCCCCCACTGAGAATATCCATAAGCTTGCCAACAAGCTGCTGGCATTCTTGGAGGGCGCTCCCAGTCCACAGGTTGCAGTGAAGAAACTTACCGCTTCACGGTCTAAGTCTCCGATCAAGCGTAGGTCTCGGTCTCCGTCTAAACGCAGGAGTGGGTCCCGGTCCCGGTCTCGGTCTCGGTCTCCTCCCCCATGCAGGCCCCGTTATCCCCGAGACGCCAATCTCACACTCCCTGGACCCAATACGGGATGTACCAAGTGCTGCGGAAAGAACTGTGGTGCCAAGCACTTGGCTCCTGCGCCGTTTGTCAAGAAGAGTTCCATTGTTCCCTGCACTTGCACCAAGTTTTCCATGTCATGTGGGCGGCACGCAGGAGGACGGGATGCCTCGCGTGTCCCCGGATACATGGGTAACGGAGATGGCAGTGAACTCCGCGATGTCCCTGGTTTCCTGAACTCGTTTGACGCGTTCTCCCACTAACCGTTTCGCACTAAAGTCTTTACGTAGAATAATGAAGTTGAGCGTTTGGGCTCTACTTGGAATTGCCATTGTTGTCATCGTTCTCCTCAACGTAGCCACCGCTGAACAGAGGGAACACCTGAACCGACAAAAACCGAAACTTCCAGGCCCAGAGTACGTGTGGAGGTCAGACTTGATCGGGTGTAAAGAACACTCGCCTTCCCACAAAAAACACCGTCCGCTTAAAACCTTTGGTGGAATTGTCCGCTAGAACATAAGAGAAACAAATCATGTTTGGACTTCCGAATCATCGCGGAAGCTGTTGGGTCAATGCTGCTCTTCAAGGATTGTTTTCCTGCCCGCCCCTCGAAGAACACTATTCCAAACGGGAGAATGTTGATCGCGAGAACCCTATCGACGTATGCTTGGAGGCCGTCTATCGCACCAAGGGACATGCTGGACTTCGCGATCTGTTTGAATGTATAAAAACCACCTATATGCCCGCAGGAGAAAACATTGGAGACTCCCACGAACTCATTACCCATCTGTGCGACAAGCTGCCCTGGTTGGACAAGTACTTCCGGTTTGATATCGCCGACAAGATCACGTGCAATACGTGCGGAGTCTCTGAATTCCGCAAGACATCAACGTTGGATACGCACCTGATGCCGTCCAAGAGAGGTATCCCCCTTCTAGAGGCTATCCAAGAACACGTCCGCCCATCTGTCATCGACGAGTGGAAGTGCGAAAAGTGCCGTGGGCTGGGATGCACGAAGCAGTTGATGTTTGGATCCTTCCCAAAGATCTTCATGATCTGGTCGGACCCGATAGAGTACTCAAGCCTGCTCATCCTGAACGGAAAGAAGTATCATCTGTTCGGAGTCATCTGCTTCAACGGGGGGCACTGGTGGGCGTATGCCCGAAAGCTGCCTGCAGGAAACCCGTGGCATATCTTGGATGACACGCGAGTCCAGCAGATGGATTCACACAAGTTCCCAGTGGATAGCGCTATGAGAGTCCTGCTTTATTTCCTCGGTGAAAACTAATGGAAAGCGGCAAGGTCAGTCCCCGGCTCCGAACGACCTATGTTATTCTCACGATCGCCTTTGCGCTGATCGTTATTATTGTATCGGTCTATCTGGCCGCGACAGATACCATGTCGCTGATCACTTTTCTCCTGCTGATTGCGGTTCTTGTGTATATCCTGATTTATTTTGGGTTTGTGGAGATTGGTGCGCACGGAGATGAGCTGGACATCACGTATTACACACACCCGATGCCTATCGAGAGCAAGACGGTGTATGAACCTGCTCCTGATATTCCCGAGCCAGAGCCGGACTCTCCCGAGGTTTTTTACATCTCCGATAACATTTTTACCTACAAGGAGGCCCATGCCGTCTGCAAGGCCTATGGCGGAGAGCTTGCATCGTATTCGCAGGTAGAGAAGGCATACCAGGACGGTGCCGAGTGGTGTGGATACGGATGGTCCGCGGACGGTCTAGCTCTGTTCCCGACCCAGTACGATACGTGGAAGGAGCGCCAGAAGGAGACGGACCCTGCCAAGCGGATTGAGTGCGGTCGTCCGGGAGTCAATGGCGGATACTTCAATCCGAATACCAAGTTTGGAGTGAATTGCTTTGGTGTGCGCCCTGACAAGAAGGCTGGACCCGCTGCCAAGGTTCCGGCCAAGAATCCCGAGGAGGACAAGATGATTGAGCGCTTCCGCCGTCGCCTCAAGAACTTTGTGGTCTTCCCGTTCAACAAGGCCTCATGGTCGTATGCACCGCCGGCTCCTCCCCCTCCTCCGCCGGATACGTCGAAGATCGAGACGTCGCAGACCAAGTCTGGACAACTGGCCTCGCCATTTGAGACAATTGACAATAACCTCACAGCCATTTTCAGCGATATTGGAAAGACGTTCCAGTTCGTCGGAACGGGATTGACAAATCTTGTTGGAGGTAAGTAATAATACATGAGCACTTGGACACCCGAAGATGCGCATACGCAACAGTCGCGCTGGACGTTTCAGACCCCTGTGAACGCCCAGGACGCCCCGCCTCGCACGCCGTTTGTCGGCGCCTTCAATGTCCCTCTAGCCAAGGAGCGACTCCAGCCGAACAATTTCCAGTGGCTGCTCTATAAGCCTCAGGAGCATGCGATTCCGCCGTTTGAGTATTTCAAGAACACCCGTGCGCCTTCACGCCTAATGGGTCCCTCTAATTTTCACAACCTTAAGTAATGATTGAAGTAGCTCTTTTTACTGGAGTTGGGCTGCTCGGTTACATCCTTGCCACCAAGTATGGAGATAAGACTTCTGCCCATGGCCATCGTGAGATGTTTTCGGATGCCGTGTCAGGCCCTGATCCTGATCCCACCAACTCCCGGATTAGCATGGCACAGGCTCCTCAGGGTCATGCCAACATGGTTCCATTCTTTGGAGCCAAGGTCACCCAGAATCTCCGTGGAAACGCCACTCAGTCTATCCTTGACTCGTTTGCAGGTACGGGCAGCGACTACTTCCAGAAGAAGGAAGTTGCCTCGATGTACGATGTCGCCCCTGGCAACGGCATTCCCTTCGGAAACGCCAACGAGTCGGACTTTATGCAGTCGCGCATGGTCGCGGGAAATAATATGAAGAATGTCTTCCCAATTGATCAGACCCGTGTAGCCCCTGGTATCAACGACGGATATAACAATCTCGGAAGCGGCGGTTACCAGCAGTTTAATGAGCTCCAGACGTTTGCCAAGCCGCGCACGACCGATGAGATGCGGACGGCCAATAAGCCAAAGCTCTCGTATGATGCTCCTGTTGTCCCTGGTGCGCACTATGTCACCCAGCCGGGTGTGCAGGCGCCCGTGAATAAGAACCGCCCTGATCGCTTCCAGGTTCTCTCGGCGAACAAGGACGGCACAGGCGAACTGCTGTACCTCAACACCACGCAGGGTGCGCAGGTGAGCCCCGCCTCCTTCCCTCAGCAGATGCAGAAGGAGCAGCAGCGTGACTCGACCTCAGTAGAATACTACGGTACAGGCGGTGCGGGATTCACGTCGGCGAACTATGTCCGCGCCTTTACGGAGCCGTTTGAGCAGTTCCTGCGTCTGACAGTGGGTGACTGGGTGGGTCCTGGTGGCGGTGCGGGCGGCGCGACGGAGGGAGCCTACGTGGTGGATCAGTACCTCCAGGCTTACACGAATCCTGGTCGCGAGGCCTCGATGATGACGAACTACGCTGCGCCCGGAAATATCTCGCTCCCTGCCAATGAGCAGAGTGCAGGTGCCGTCAAGGTGAATAAGGATGAGGATATGATGATCAATACTCGCCAGTTCTCGGGCTACGCCAACGTTGTCCCCAGCGCAGCGGATGCTCAGCAGCAGGGAGAGTACAAGTTCAATCTGCCCCTGGATCAGAGCATTGAGACGACGCGTATGGAGCCTGCGATCCTGGATGCATTCCGCGCCAACCCATATACGCAAAGCCTGCACAGTACAGCCTAAATGGACGATATCCTACAAAGTATTTTGTACGGACATCTGTCTGTCGATATCAAAAATCTCACATTCCAAGAACAACTCGAGGTTTTGCGTGCTGTCGTCGCAAACTCCTCCGCTTTATCGAGACTGAAAATCGCAGCCGACCTCCACCCATTTGTGGAGGAGTTGCTGGCGCGGATGCGGGCGGCGCGGACGGAGCAGCAGCAGCTGCAGCTGCAAGAACAACCGGTTCGGGCGGAGGGCGGAGTTCGGGGTAATGATCAAGCGCAGCCTTCTTTAGAAACAGGAAGCGCGCATGTTCCTCCCCAGCGGGTAGAGCCGTTGTCTTTTGGCTCACTGCTGCAAACGCGTCCCGCAGATTCGAAGTCTGAGTCACCTGCATCATAACGTCATCAAGTGACGCTCGTTTGTCTAGATAGGCATCGATCAACTCTTGAAGATTCTTTTTCTTGAGGTCTGCATCCGGGAGAAGATTTACAGTTCCATACGTAGATTTATTCACAATCTCGTCCTCGTCGGTGATGGGTTTCACGGGTGCGACTTGGTGAAGTCCGTATGCCGTAGCGAAACAGCAAACAGCTGTTCCGGCGGTTATTGCGGCAAGCATTATGTATATGTGAAAAACAATTATGCACTTGGTGGACGACGAAACGATTCTTCGCGTCCAGAACAACTTGATGCACTCTAAGAACATTCGTAGTCTTCACGGGTCGTGGTGGTTCAATATTGTGATGTTTATCCTGATCGTAGGTATCATGATCTTCTTTTTGAGAGTACAATATACCAATACATCCCAGGTTCTGAAAGCGGAAGCCACGCGCAAGGACATCTCGTTTCAGCCGCTGATGTGGAACAACGCGGTCCGAAATAATATAGATATGTAGATAATATGCTGCCTACCCGTCGTGCAGCCCTACTTAAAGTCAAATACGAAATGGTGTATCGTGGCATGGATCGTGAGGCGGCGTTTCAGAAATTTGAAGGGACCGTTCCCAACCCGAAAAACGGATCTGTTCAGCCCCCTGCCGAGCCGGTAAAGCAGCCGCCAGCAAAATGAACATCTTTCTTCTTCATTGGAATCCCCGCAAGTGTGCCAAGTATCACTGCGACAAACACGTCGTCAAAATGATCCTGGAATCCTGTCAGCTTCTCTATACGTGCCATTGGACGGCCGCGAATCCCCCTCCGCTCATCCAGTGTGCTCCCAACGGAGGATACAAACCTACCCACGCTAAACATCCCTGCGCA